AGAGGGCCATCGCCGTGGCCGGATTGAGCAACGCCCCACCCACGTTTACCACGGCATCCGTCTGGGCGTCCACATAAGCACAGTTCAAGTCCACGTAGTTATCAGAGGCATCCACGGCGATAATTGCATAGTGGCCTGCCGTGTAGTTGGTGGCTGAAAAGTAAGCCATCATCCCCACCGCCGCCCCGTCGAACTGTCCGGCCTTGGTGATGCGGACTTTGCCGCTGCCGTTGTCGCTGGTCGTGCCGCCCGTGATGGCATCTACCGCCGAGCCGGAATTGAGGACAGCAGACCACGTACCGGCATAATCGTCCGTGTAGCCGCCGCCGTTGGTGTCGGCCCCGGAGGTGTGCAGAATCCAGTTAACTGAGTTCGACATGATGGATTACCTCAACGCCATTGTAACTGTACTCAACCCACTGATTTTCCGGTATCCCCATCGCTACTAAATATTGAACCAGTATCTGCCGGTTCAGAATCGCCGTGATTTCTTGGGCGATACTGGTCAGGACTGTCTTTTCCTCAATAGAAATCGGCTTATCCCGATCCGCGTACACTTCCGCTAAAGTAGAATAGCTGGCAGGACTGTATTTGATTCGGGCTGCTGCAATGAGTTCTTGTACGGTCATTTCTTACCTCCTGCCCCGGCGTCTCCCGCCGCTCCTGCGTCTGCCTTGCTGGTATAATACGCTTTCGGGTCAATCTCTTTCGTCGTGGTGGTCTTGCCCATCAGCTTGGCCACCATCGCCTGGATATAGGCATCATTAGCTAATGCAATCCGCTGGTTGTCAGCAACAGCCTTATCCACATCCACCTTCACGCCTTCCGTAATTGGAAGGAGGACTTTAAAAGTGCCGTCATCCACCACCAGCGTTTTTGCCATCGTGTCGGCATTCTGTGTTTCGTAAGCTTTAATTTCTATTGGCATTTTTACACCATCCCAACTTTTTCAAGATCGCTAGCAATTCTGTTAATCGAGGAAACGGCCTTTGGTTCTCTCGTTTGTACTGGTCCACGGCCTGCACAAATTCCAGTTCCTCGTCGGATAGTTCCCCGTGTTCCGACCGTGGCACGTTACGGCCCCAGGCCCGCCGCTGTTGTAAGGTTCTTTGCGTTGCTTTCTGTTTCACGGACACTCCACTTCCACCGCATCGCCCTGCCAGCAGGAGTAATCGTTCCAGCCAACGCCTGCACCGTCCGGGATTTCCGGGGCCGTTCGGCTTACCAGCACTTCGTAGTCCACATACACCATCACTGTTTCGCACTGGCCGTCCACACACACCGTCACGGGTACTTCTTGCAGCAAGTTCCTTGCGCAGTATTGGAACCAAACTTCGTCGTATAGACTCGTTATCGCGAATATATATATGAGCAGGTATATAACCAATCATTCGTACTCTCCGGATCAGGCCCGCGGCTCCCGGGTACTGGTCCCGCGTTTCTGCAGGGCCTCCAGCCGCACCGCCGTCACCCGCCACAGCACGGCCGCGGCCTGCCAGTCGCGCACCCGGTAGGTTTTGTCCTCCCAGGCGATCAAATCGGCCGCCGTCGGCAGGGCCACATCGCTCTGGCGGATCAGCCAGACCATCTCGCCCCGTTGCTGTTCGCCCTGGCCCTCGTCGCTCAGCATGTGCAGGCCGCTTTCCAGCAGGGCCGGGATCTCCGCCTCCGCCCCACCCGCCGGCGTATAGCCGATGGTCTGGGCCGGGCACTCGGCGGCGTCGGTATCGAAGGCCGTGGCCGCCAGGTCCGCTGCGATGATGGCGTCCATGCTCATGCTCATAGGCTGCCCAGCAGTTTCAGCACCAGGGCCGCCGAGCCGCCGCTGACCACGGCGGTCAGCGACAGGCCGATGGCGATCCCGATGGTGAGGGTTTTAAATTTAATCTTGTCCTGCACCAGGTTCTGGCCGTGCGGGCAGGACTTGATGTGCTCGATGTTTACCTGTTTGCACACCTCGAAGGCGATTTCCCGCGCCGTCAGGTGTATTTCACGCAGATCTTGTTCGCTCAGTGCCATGTGCGGCTCCCCGGTTCCGTGGTTTTCGTTGCCAATCCCTGCCGATTCCTGCCGCCGTCAGCCGGCAGCGGGCCGGGTGTTGCCACCCGGTCCGCCGCCCGCGGCCAACGGGGAGAAAGACGCTTACGTATTGGTCAACTGGTAACAGAACAGGTCCACACTGTCCCCCAGCAGGATCTCGTCGGAGTCCTCGCGGACGCGGACGATATCGCTGCGGGTCTTGTCCTCGCGGTACGACTCGACCACCGGGGTTTCCGGGGCGTCGGCCGTCCAGCGGACGGTGCGGGCCACCGAGGGGACTTCCAGGTCTTCGCCCGGATTGGCCAGCACGCAGATATACATCACGCCGCTGGTCCAGATCTGGCTCATGCTGGCGGCATAGCCCTCTTCGGTGCTGTCGTAAGCCACCGCCGGCACCAGCACCCGCTTGATGCCCAGCATGGCCGCCACCTGCAGCGGGGTGAGCTGGGCCGGCTGCACGCCGGGGTAGGTGTACATCAGCTTTTCGTTCACCTGGTCCGTGCGGCACAGCTCGCGGAAATCGGCCCGCGGGATAATCAGTGACACCTCGCCCGGGTCCGCCCCGCAGTTGTCGCTGAGGGCATCGACGCCGGTGGCGATATCGTCCAGCGGCGTGGCGGTGTTCGTGGTGGTCCAGGCGGTCGTGACGTTGTGGTTGGTGAAGCCGGCGCCGGTATATAGCGCCGCCACCCGCGCCTCGCGGGCCAGGGCCACCTGATAGACGCCCATCCGCGTCACCGAGGCCTCGGCGTCGAACATGCTGGCGTAGCGGCGTTTCCGCCGGTCATCGACCGGCAGCTCCAGGCCGTTTTCCTCGCAGGCGTAGTTGCCCTGCCCGAACTGGCCGATGATGCGGTTGTACCCGGCGCCCTCGGCCCGTTTGGTGCTGGCGGGTTTCTGGAAGTTGGCCCGCCGCATGATCGGGTAGGTCCCGTCGCAGGCGGGCGTATCGAACACCGGCGCAGCGTACTGGCCGATGAACTTGCCGTCGATGCGGGCGTTGTGCTCCATGGCGATCGCCGCCAGATCGGCCCGAAAGATAACACTGGAAGATTCAGGTCTCATTTTGTTTTTCCTTTATGAAAATTATTTCGTTCCCTTCGTTACGGTTTCAAAGGCAGCGGGCCGGCCTCGTGGACTGCCCGCTGCTACGGTTACTCACTTCGCTCAGCGTTCGGCCACCACGTGCACGTAGTCCACCTGGAAGCTTTCCTCGGTGCCCGTCCCGCCGGCCTTGGCGCCCATCAGCACGTGCATCTCGGCCAGCCCGGCGATGGTCAGCTCGACCGCGGTATCGGCCACGCCGTTGACATACGGGGTGATGATCGCGGTCTTGCCGTCGTTGTAGTCGTAGGTAAAGCCCAGCACCACCCAGGTGCCGCTGGCGCGGGTGCCCACGTCGGTGTTGGTGGCCTGGGTTCCGGCGTTGCTGGCCTCGAACTGCCACTTCGTGCCGCCATCGACCTTGAAGAACACCGCCCCGTCGTAGCTGGCCATCGGCCCGCCGCCGTCATCCACCAGCGAGTCGGCCGCCACCGTATCCGAAAGCCCGATGATCACATTGGCGTCGTCGGTGTTGGCCTCGGTGATCTTCACGCGGGCCTCGAAGTACAGCCGCTTGTTCGCCTGGAACAGGAAGATCTCGGCGATGCTGCTGACATAGACCTCGTCGTTGTCGTCGCCGTCCGGCCCCACGTTCAGCACGCCGCCGGCCGCATCGACCAGCACGTCCCCGGTCCCGGCCCCGGCGTCCTCGACCACCGCCCAGTTGCCGACCGTGGCCGTGGCGTCATACTCGAAGAAATCGTCGAAATACTCGATGACCGGGTTGCGGGCGCTCAGCAGGTCGTTGCCGCCCCGCGGTCCCCAGATGATGGCCGTGCCCTTGCCGCCGTCGCCGGTGATGGCCGAGAGCATAATGCCCAGTTGCTTGCCGACCGCCGCGTCGGATACTTTGCCGTCGTTGGCCGCGTAGATCGCCGCTCCGGCCGAGATGGCCTTGGAGCCGGTCACTTTCCGCGGCCGGCCGTCCAGCGGCTGCACGGCGACCGCCGCCCCGCTGGCCACATTGTCCTGGGCGATGCCGACGGGTTCCTGCCCCGCGTCGGCGTACATGGCCGTGGTGTTGCTCAGAAGCACCAGCCGGTCGGCGACCAGCGCCTCACCGGAAGTCAGGGTAAACGGCCCCTCGTTCGTATAAGCTAATCCGCTCATGTTTGTTCCTTTCGATTTTTTGGTTGGGGGTGTAACAGGCCGATTAGCCGGGACACCCGCTATTCACTTGTCAGGGCCGCTGCCGCACCCGCGGCCGGCCGTGGTTTGGTCCGATTTATCGAACCTGGGCCTGGGCTTCTTTCCAGGCCGCGTGGCACCGGGGCAGCCGGATCGCCGCCAGCCGGTAGCTCTCCGCCCGGCTCTTGCCCTGGGCCTGGTACGTTTCGACCGCCGCCTGATAGTTGGCCGCCGCGCCGTCATCGCCGGCCTGGGCGGTCGCCTCTTCCCCGTCGGGGGCCGCCGGGGCGGTGATATGGCCGGCCGTGCCCTTGGCAATGGCGTCCAGCTTCTGCTGGGCCAGTTGCAGTTGTTCAGCCGCCGCGGCCGCTTCTTCCGCCCGCCGCTTCTGGCAAACGGCAAAGGCCTCCGCCTTCGCCTCGGTCAGCGTCAGCCCGCCGGCAATGGCCCGGTTGCGGACCTCCGCAAACTCCTCCGCCGCCAGGGCCTCGCTGATCTGGGTGATCCGCTGCCGCTCCAGGGCGGTCGCCTGGGCGGCGGCGTTCATATCGACCGCCGCCTGGGCCTCTTTTTGTTTTTCGTCGCTCATAGGTTGGTTCCTTTCTGATAGACTGTTATCCACTCGGTCCTCGGCCAACGCGGCCGCCGCCTGGTTTTCATCATCGTTTTGTGCTGTTGCTGTTGCTGACCGGGTTGGTCGGGTTCGGGTTGGTCGGGTTGGTCGGGTTCTTGGTCGGGTTGCGGGCAGGGGTGTCAGCAGGGCCTCCTCCAGCGTCATCACCGCATCCAGCAGCCCCCGCCGCTGGGCGGCCGCCGCGGCATAGGTCCGGCCGTCGGCCAGCTTCCGCAGAGTTTCTTCGTCCAGGGCTCCCGCCCGGCCCCGCAGCACGCCCCGCAGAAAGTCCTCGAAGGTCTCGTTCACCTGTTCCTGCAAAACGTCCAGTTGTTCCTGCTCGATCTTCACGCCCGGCGCTCCCACGCCTTTGTGGTCGCCGGTCCGCAAAATGTGCACTTTCAGCCCCTCGTTTTCCGCCCAGGCCGACGAATCGACCACCAGCGAATAGACTCCGATCGACCCCACATTCGCTCGCCGGCTGCCGTAGAAGGCGTTGGCCTGCGCTCCCAGCCAGTAGGCCGCCGAGGCCGCCAGGTCGTCGGCAAACGCCACCACCGGTTTTTCCGCCCCCGCCTGATACAGTTCGTCCGCGAAATCCGCCAGGCCGGTGGCCGAGCCGCCCGGGCTTTCGATATGCAGGAAGATCGACTGTACCTTCGGGTCGTCCAGTGCCTCCCGCAACTGCCCCCGCAGCATCTCCAGGCTGGTCCCCCGCGGCTGGCTGACCCCGTTGACCATGCGGGCGTGTTTGGCGATCAGGCCGCCGACCGGGATCAAGGCCCGCCCGTCCGCCGTCACCTGGTAGCTCCGCTCCGGGGCCGCCGTCTTTTTGGCCGTGGCCGCCTCGATCTCCGCCTGGCTGAGCCGCACGCCCTGCAGGTGCCGGTTCACGATGGCGGCCATCTGTTCCAGCACTCCGGCATCCATTGCCCAGGCCTGCCCCGTCACATAGTCCAACAAGGTCGAAAACGTCTGTTCCATTACTTTTTGTCCCCTTTTTTATTCTGTTCTTCGCCCGGCTCGTCTTTCTCGTTGGTGACGACCAGTTGCACGTTCGGCAGTTCCAGCCCCATGCTCCGGATCCGCTGCAGGTCGGTGGCAAACTCCTCGTACACCTCTTCCGGCTCCCCGCCCCGTTCGCGGATGCACTCGCTGGGCGTCTTGGTTACGGTGCTGATGGCGATCGCGTTGCCCTGGGCTTCCTTGACCGGGTCGATGTATTCCCAGGCCGGCCACTGGCAGCGGGCCTTGAACAGCTCCGGCCGGGCCGGCAGCTCGCCCCGCGCGATCCCGCGGGCCACCTGCCAGCGGTACCAGGGCAGGCAGAACTGGTTCTGCGCCCGCCGCTGCCAGCCGCGGAAGCTCCGCCGCGCCTCGCCCAGGCTGGCCCGGGCCGAGGAGTAGTTGGTCTGGCTGAAGTCCAGCAGCACCAGCTCCAGCGGCATCCCGATCCCCACCCCGATGATCCGGCAGCAGGTGATGATGTACGGCTCGAAGTTGCTGCCCGGCCGCTCGCTGGCGATCATCTTGACATCCTCGCCCGGCAGCAGGTCAAAAATCATGCCGTAATCCATTTTTTCCAGTTTTTCGAAGGTGCTGTCCCCGTCGTCGTTATCCAGCACGCTGGACGGGTCATCCTCCCGCGGCTGCCGGGTGATCTTCCAGCCCTGCATCGAGTTCTGCTCGGCCGCGAACGACTCGAAATCGAGGTAATTATGGAAGCGCGTATAAAATCCCAGGCTGGCCGCCAGGAACGGCACGCCCCGGGTCTGGTGAAACCGGGTGCGGTAGGCCGGGCAGATCACATCGGCCGCCGCCGCCGTTTGCCAGTCCTGGTTCAGCGGCCCGGTGCCGTAGTCGCCGTTCACCTGCCGCTGCCGCAGATAGTACCGCAGCGGCCGGTTCAGCGGATTCAGGTCCACCCCCAGCACCACCCGCCGCCCCGCGGTCAGCTCGTGTTTGCCGCCGGCGGCCGTGGGCGTCTCCACCTGGTCCGCCTCGAAGCTCAGCAGCGTCCCGTCCGGCCGCTTCACATGTACGATATCCCCGTCGGTCCACAGGGCCCGCAGGGTGGTTTTCAGTTGATCGGAAAAGTCCAGCACCCCGGCCGCGTCGCACGCCCCCGGCTCCATCCGCGCGGTGATGTAGTCCTTGGCCCGCTTATTGAGTTCCAGGTCGCCGGTGTTCGGAATGAAATCGAAGTTGGCCCCCACGATATTGTCCAGCGCCCGGTTCAGCAGCCCCGAGAACAGCGGGCTTTGCCGGTCATGCATCCGGCAGATCTCCCGCAGCGAACCGAGCGTCTGCTTATCCAGGTGCCGGTCCGCCGCGGCCATCAGGCCGGTAATCACCCCCAGGGCCCGCCGGCTGCGGCCCGGCTGGGTCACTTCATAGCCTACCCCGCTGGCCGCGGCCAGGGTCTGGCGCGTGCCCCAGGGGCGCCCATCCAGCGAGCGGCTCGGCAGTAGGTTTTCGTAGGGGGGTTTTTC